CAGCCACAAGCACAGCCACAAGCACAGCCACAAGTACAGCCACAAGTACAGCCACAAGTACAATCAGTAGATCCTGTACCGCCACAAGTACAGCCACAAGCACCGTCAGTAGATCCCCCAGTAGACGAACCCTGTGTTCCTACACTTTTTGATATGACTTTGGAAATCAAACCAGTTGTTAAATTATGTATTAGTAAACCAGATATTTATGTAAAAAATAACGCGGTTTGTATATGCACACCTTGTGCAAAAAAATAACGCAGTTGTATATGCACACCTTGTGCAAAAAAATAACGCAGTTGTATATGCACACCTTGTGCAAAAAAATAACGCAGTTGTATATGCACACCTTGTGCAAAAAATAATTGGGTATTTTGTTCAATGTGTACATTTATAATATTGTAAAAATATAAAATGCATAAAAATACTATAAGGAAGTGTAGTCCTTCGCGTATACCTATAAATTTGGAATTGTTACCGATTATAGATTTATGTATTAGTAAACCTGAAATTCATATTAATAATAACGCCGAATGTCAACCAACGTGTGAAAATAACAAATGTGATCAATGTAAATATAGTCATCACAAACATCAATGTAAATATAGTCATCACAAAGAAAAACATCGCAAAGAAAAACACCACAAAGAAAAACACCACAAAGAAAAACACCACAAAGAAAAACATCGCAAAGAAAAACATCGCAAAGAAAAACATTGCAAACATAAAAACTCTAAAAAAAAATGCAAATGTCACAATGATAATAATTTATACGAAACGTCATCTGATTCTTCACTTGTAGTATTTTGATAACCGTCATGTATTTGATCTGCTTTTTCAGTATTACTTTTTAGACAAAGTTTTTTAAATGTATTAACTACAAGTAAAATTTGTTCTTTATTTTTGCCAACGGGTTTTTTTTAAACCGCTCCCGCAACTTCGGGAGCAGTTTTATCTTTTACATTCCCGTTTTTAACCCTAGTTTCCAGGCATAAAAAATGCATATTAGTTAATTTCTTAATAGTAGGTGAAGCTGAAAAAACAAATTCAAGCTCTGGGTGATTCAAATTCATCTTCTTCAATTAAACACACTGTACTATCATATCTTTCATAATATTTTTTACTTCTAATTTTATGTATAGATTCGCGGTAATCTTTAAATAATTGTGGATCAGCTTGTAATTTTTTAATAAGATCCATATTTTCTTTAAAATGATGTTTAACTGAATTAAACCATTCTTTACGTCTATAGACATTTAATACAAACCATTTATGAATAAAATAAAATATAGGTTCAACATGAATGTTTTGTTCTTGAAATTCTAAAATTGTATTTTGACTCCAATTAATAAATTCTTCAGGTGTATTTAAGGTGTCTGGTGGATAAATGTATTTTGTTTCAGAATTATCAGGTTCATCTATTTTATTTAAAAGAATACCTTTATCTTGTTTTTCTCCAATTGATTGTTCTATAAATTGTTGTTCATTATCTAATTCTTTTATTTCACATTCAAGAAAGTCACATTGGTCAAGATCGGCTACTTCTAATTGTATCATCATCTGGCACCAATACCAAATAGGTGGAATTCCTTCTATAATTTTACGTGAATATGGACATTTTATTTCTAACATAATTCCATTTGATGTAATACCATCAGGGCTAGCAGCTAGATAACTTAATCTTGGATGTGGTAATAAACCAAATTCAATTACGTCTGTATTAAATCTTTTACGATACAGTCTAGTGGCAATTTCTTCAAATTTTTTACCATGTAACGTATAAATAGAATCTTTGAATAAATTTTCGCCGTAAAATGTTCTACATTTATTAATGATATAATCTTCACGATTATCATAATGACTCATACAATGATCTGGGTTATATTTAAAATTTTTAACGTTAAAATCATCAACATAAACTTTACAATGTTCTTCTGATAATGTTAAACAACAAGCGGCTTCACTTGCGGTGATTCTAGTGTTTCTGGCGCGAAACCAGGAAGGACTCCTCTGAATTTCTTGAGGTTTAGCACGTAAGACCTTAACTCTATTACGATACCATTTTGCATCTCTTGTTTTATTCATATTATTATTATAATAATATTTAATTTTAAATTCATTTTTTAATAATAACGCAACCAATTCAAACTACGTTTAAAAACCAAATTTGAATTATAATCTGATAGTAAGTATGGTAATACCAATAGAGAAAAGTTTTGCTAGTCATCCCAAATCAAAATTTTGGAGTAAATTAAATACAATCAACCCTGAAGAAATTTATATTAGTTCAAGTATAAAAAGATGGTTTGATTGTGATAAATGTAGTCATTCGTTTGAAAAAAATTTACATCATGTATTAAAAGATTCTTGGTGTCCATATTGTACAAATCAAAAATTATGCAACGAAGATAAAAATTGTAAAGAATGTTTTGAAAAATCATTTGCTTCACATGACAAACATAAATATTGGAGTAATAAAAATAAATTACAACCTACAAATATTTTTAAATCTACTACTAAAAAATTTTGGTTTAATTGTAATTATTGTAATCACGATTTTGAAAAACAATTAGGTCATATATCTTTACAAAATTCATGGTGTCCATATTGTTGTAAAAATTCAATAGTTTTATGTGAAAATAAAGAATGTAAACATTGTTTTGAAAAATCGTTTGCTTCCAATAAACGTAGTAAATTTTGGTCAGATAAAAATAAATTACAACCAAGACAAGTTTTTAATCGTTCAAGTAAAAAATTCTTATTTAATTGTGATAAATGTTTACATATTTATGAAACAAGTTTAGATTGCGTAGATTCTTGGTGTCAATATTGTGCTAATAGAAAATTATGCGAAAATGAAGACTGTAAAGATTGTTTTAATAAATCATTTGCTTCAAATAAACGTAGTAAATTTTGGTCTGATAAAAATGAAATAAAACCAAGACAAATATTAAAAAAATCTGGAAAAAAATTTATATTTAATTGTGATAAATGTAAAAATGAATTTGAGAGCGTTATTAAAAATATAAATAATAATAACAGTTGGTGTCCATATTGTAAAAATAAAACTGAATTAAAATTACTTAATTGGTTAAAACAAAAACAGTTTAAAATAAAAGGACAGGTTATTTTTGAATGGGCTAAAAATAAAAGATACGATTTTTTACTGGAAGATTATAAATTAATTATTGAATTAGATGGAGGACAACATTTTAAACAAGTTAGTAATTGGAGTTCTCCTGAACATAATAAAAAGAACGATGAACTAAAAAATAAATTAGCATTAGAAAATGGTTATAAAATGATAAGAATATGCCAAGAAATAGTATTTTATGAAAAAGAAGATTGGGAAAATCAATTATATAATATAATTAACAAAGTAATAAAATCTAATGAAATATCAATAGATAAAATAGGTACGATTTATAATTAACTATAATGACATTTGTAACATGTTAAACAATATTTTTGTCCTTGAAATGTTTTTTATATTTACAATGTTTACATATTCCACTTTTATTATATGACCACTCAGTTGTATTAACATACCTATACCTATCAATTCTATCTGCTTTATCCAATTTATTACAATCAAAACATAATAAATACGAATTTGGTTTTTGTTGTTTACAATTATAACAAACTTTATAATTATTCTGATAACAAAATAAACATTGTTTTTTATATATAGGTTCTAAAGGTATTTTTTCATCGCAAGTTAAACAAGTTTTTAATGACATATTATTTTTAATAATATTTAGTTTTAAATATACTAAAATGTATAAATAATAAATTTTATAAAAAAATGAAAATAATAAAAATACACAAAAATGTAATATTAAGTAAATATGCCAACTGTTTGTATAGTTGGTTTAGGATTTGTTGGCGAATATTTGGTAGATAGTTTTGCACAATCTGCTTTATATAATGTTTATGGTTTTGATATTTCACCTAACAGAATTGAATATATGAAAAAAAATTATACAAATTGTGTATTTACGAGTAATGAAAATGATTTAGTAAATTGTGATTTATTTTGTATTTCTGTTCCAACTTTACTAAATTCTGAAAAAAATGATATTGATAGTGGACCTATTTTAAAAGTAAAAGAAATGCTGGATAGAGTTGCAAAAAAGAATTCTGTTGTTGTGATTGAAAGTAGCGTTTATGTAGGCGCAACTAGAAAATTATTTGCAAGTTTATTGGACAATAATATTTACGTTGGATTTTCACCAGAAAGAGTGGATCCAGGTAGAATTATACCAGCGCATACGGAAATTCCTAAAGTTGTTTCTGGTTTAAATGACAGTTCACTTGATAAAATAGTTGATTATTATTCTAAAGTATTTAAATATGTAGTACCTGTTTCTAGTACAGAATGTGCTGAAATGTGCAAATTATATGAAAATTGTTTTAGAATGGTAAATATAGCATATGTAAATGAAATTTCAGATTTGTGTAAAGATTATAAAATTGATCCTTATGAAATGATAAATGCATCTAAAACAAAACCATTTGGATTTATGGCATTTTATCCAGGACTTGGAGTAGGTGGCCATTGTATTCCTGTAAATCCATATTATTTAGCAAAAGGTGATTTTTCTAAATTGCCGATTTTGCATAGATCTGTACAATTAATGGAAAACCGGCCTAAAATTAAATCAAATGAAATTGTAGATAATTCACTAAAACAAAATATTTTAGTTATTGGTTTAGCATTTAAACCTGGTGAAACACTGACAACAAATTCTCCAAGTGTTGATTTGGTTAAAGAATTTGTAAATAATGGCCATAAAGTTCAAGTATATGATCCTTTAGTATATAAATCAAATAAAAACTTGGATATTTTTAATAAGGAGAAACGAATATTTAGTTTTTGGAATTATTTAAACAAAAAACAAAATGTAGATTGGTTGCTAGAATCAAATTTTACAAAAACAAAAATGGCTAGTTTTGATAAAATTATAATAACAATGAAACAACATAATATTAATTGGAGTGTATTAAATGATATTGATCAAACTAAAATTTATTCTTTTATTGATAAAATGACCATTTTTTAAAATTAAAATAATTTTTAAAATTAAAATATATAATAATAATAATATAAAATGATTGATCCTAGATTTTACATAAATCCGCAAACTGGTAGATTGATTAAATCAACTGGGCGAGTTTATAAACATATTAAAAAAGAAGATGAAATTCCTATTAAACATAAATGTTTATATAATATAAACACTGCTAAAAAATGCATTACGAAATTATTAATGTTATATCCCGATATATATCCACCATCAAATTTTATAAATATACCTAAAACTTATAAAGACTCTTCTATAAGAGGGTATATAAAAGATAATTATAATAAAGAAATTATTGGCTTTGTTGATAAAAAAGGTAAAAAATACAAATTAAAAAGACCGATTTCAAAATTTCATAAAGATACTTTGATTATAAAAGATGTTTTTAACATATTATCTGATATTATGGATACAAAGCAATCTAATTTAGATGAAACTATACAAGAGTTTATTGAAGATCGTATAAAATTATCGCCTTTAATTTCGTTGGATGAAATTACATTATTGTATAACCCATTGCAAAATGATATTATTTATATTAATAGGTATACAACTAAAACTGAACAAAAAAGAATATTGCATACAATTAATAAAGAATTGGTACCAAAAAAATTACCTACTATTACAAAAAATTTTAGTGTGGCTGGAATTATCAGAAATAAATATTATATTCTCGGTATAATAGATGATTCAAATATTATAAAAAGATTTGCAAAACCAATGTCTATTGTAGAATTTAATAAAAATATTATAGAAAATCAATCTGAAACTGAAAGTCTAAAAGAATTGTCCGAAATCGCAAGCGAACCTAAAAGTGAAAGTGAAAGTGAAAGTTTAAAGGGATTAACTGAAAGTGAACCTGAAAGTGAAAGTTTAAAGGGATTAACTGAAAGTGAACCTGAAAGTGAACCTGAAAGTGAAAGTGAACCAACCAAAGATAATTCTGATATAAAAATAATAGAAACTATACCTCAAGTTACGGTTTTAAAAAGAAAGGAATTAAAAGAATTGGAAAAAGAGATTGAAGGATCGCCAATTTTATCAGAAATAGAACAAAAAGAAATTGTTAAGAATTTACAATGTTTAGATGGTGAGCAATTTGACGTCGATGAAAAACGATGTTTACCTTGTGCACATTATGATTTAGTCTGGGATTCAGAGACAAAAGCTTGCAAGCCATTGTTAAAAGAGGATGTATTAATTGAAAAGGGTAAACCAGATGGCGAGTTGGAAAAAATAGAATTGGTTATGGATAATCATAATCAAATTTTAGGTTATCTGTAATTTAAATTTAATTTAGTAAATGAAGATAAATTAAATTTAATTTAGTAAATAAAGATAAATTAAATTTCTAAGTAAATTGTAATATAATGGATTCCAAGAATATTATTGAATTTATTAAGAAAACGTATCCAAAGGTTATATTCACACCATTCAAGTTTCAAAAGACAAAATCTATAGGTTTTATAATAAATGAAAACTCATTTGTTATAGGATATATAAATAAAGATGGTAATATGAACAAGTTGATCGAACCAGTTGATTTAAATAATTATGATATTGACATCTATTCAATTATTACAAATTTGCCTATAGTAAGTGGATTTTCAGATGATGACAAGCAAAAATTAGTAAAATTGTTTGCAAAAATACCAAATGTTTCAAAAGTTGAAAATAATAAAATTGTAGATGAATTAAATAAACGCATTTCGGATTTAGAATCTGAAAAATCCAAATTAAATACAGATTATAAAATATTATATGACAGTAAATCAGATGATATAATTCTTGTAAAAAAGGAATATGATGAAAAAATACAATCTATAACATTACAATACAGTCAACTACAAAATCAATTAGATGAGTGTAAAAAAACAGTTGTAGATCAAAAAGAAGCCATATTACAAGGTATAAATCAATATAAAGATGAAATGAAAAAATTTATAGAATCAAAGGATTTAAAAATCAATGATTTGGAAAAAATACATGAACAATGGTTATTAGAAAAGGAAAAATTAGAAAAACAGTTGAATATTTTATTGGCTTCTGAAAAAGAAAAGGGCAGTGTAACTGATTCCGTATCTGACATTGAAGAAAAAAATAAAATGATTGTTAAATTGGAAGAATCTATAAAAGATATTAAAAATGAACTATTAAATGTCAAGGCTGAATTAACGAAATCAAATATGCAAGCTGATTTGCTAAGGGGTTATAAATCTAGATGTAAAGATAAAATATTAAATGAAAAGGATCAAATTATTCAAGCTATTAAAGATTATAATAGTAAATGGCTTATTTGGTCTGAAAATATTAAAACTGATGCAATCGATTTTAAACGTAAGTTATTAAAAGAATTAGAAATAGCCAAAGGTAATTTAAAAGATGTTTTAAGTCAACAAGTTGAAAAAGGTGATATGACAAATGTTGAAATTAAGCGATTAAAACAAAATATTGTTGATATAGAAACTGAATTAAATAAAACAATTAACGATCAATTAATTCAATTATCGGCAAAAGATGAAGAAATTAAATTATTAAAGCTTGCAAAAGAAAAACAAGATGAAAAAATAAATTTATTAACCAATCAAATTGAAATTTTGTCAAAAGAAAAGGATGATCAACAAATTAAATTGAACAAGGAAATTGAATTGTTAAATCAAAAAAGACTAGAATTAGAAAAGCTTGGTCAAGAAAGTGGTTTAAATTATGAAAATGAAAGTAAGAAATTGCAAGAAGAATTAAATAAAACAAAAGAAGAATTAAATGATATAAAGGGTAAATTAGATGGTTTAAAAGCGGAACATGAAAACTTGATTAAACAATATGAAGAACAAAGTGGTTTATCTAAAAAAGAAACAGGTGATAAATTAGAAAGATTAGAAAAGGAGCTTTTAGATAAAAAGGCGGAATATGATAATACAAAGGCGGAATATGATAATACAAAGGCGGAATATGAAAAATTAAAAGCGGAATTTAAAAATTCAAAAGCAGAATGGGAAATTAAAAAGGCGGAATTAGAAAAATCTCAAGGGGGATTTGCTGACGAAAAGAAAGCTCTTGAAGATGAATTAACGAATATTAAAAAAGAATTAAACGACACTAAGGAAGAGTGGAATAAGGGTAAAGAGGAATGGAAAGTGTTGTATGAAAAATATAATAAAGAATCGGGTGAATCTAAAAAACAATTAGAGGATCAATTGCAAACTTTACAAAAAGAATTAGATGAAACTAAAAATAAAATAAAAGTTTCAAAGGAAGAATATGAAAAAACCAAAGCTGATCTTGAAAGTTTAAATGAAAAAACAAAAGGTGAATTAGAAACGGAAAAAAAGCACGTAAAAGAACTTGAAGATTCTTTAAAAGAAAAGGCGGGTGTTGATAAATTAAATCTTGAAAAAGAAATTGGTGAATTAAGGGGGACGATAAAAGAAAGGGATAGTTTAATTACTAAATTAGATGAAAATATAAAAGTATTAAATGACAAAGTTGATGTTTTAACTAAAGAAAAGGATGACGAAATAAAATTATTAACAAAGCAAAGGGATGATTTATCAAGTGAAAATTCAAACAAGACTTTGGAAATAACTAAATTGGGTGATAATTTAAAAACTTCAAATGATAAAATCATAGAGTTACAAAAACAATTGGAACAAGTAAATTTATTATTAAAGAAAAATAACAATACAAAAATAGAAACCAATATAGATTATGATAATTGTTATAGTATAATTACTAATTTTGTAGCGTTAAACAATATTTTTTTCAGAAAACAAGAAATAATTAAAAAATTGGATGATATATTTAGTAGTAATAAAGATATGGAAAATCTTGGTGAAGAATTGAAAAAAACTATTAAACAAGATTTTGAAAAAGTAAAATCTGAAATAACAAAGCATATCAAATTTTTAAATTTAAGTGAATACATTAAAAGTCCAAATTTTGAATTGTTAAAAGACAAATCCACACGTAGTAAAGTGCCTGAAAGTTTTTGCAGTGATATTAGTAATTTATTACAATATTGGGAAGCAAACAAAAAATTGTATCGGGAACAAGATTTCAAATTAACAAATATATATGAAGATTTGTCTGGCGCTGTACGTATATATGTACGTATTAAACCATTGATTGGATCTGAAATTAAAAAACAAGTGGTTTCTTTAAAGACTGTAGAAAATAAAAAGATAAAATATTTAAATGTAGATTGTTCAGCAAATTCTGATACAAAATACAAGGATCCAAGAACTTTTGGTGAGTTTTTTGGCGTTTTTGAAAAAGATTATACTAATTTGGATGTATTTACTGGTGTAAGGGGTTCAGTTACAATTGAAAAGACTTTAAAAGTTAATTTTGATGATATAATTGAATCTTCTGAATCGATAAGTCCTGGGTTGTATCATTCTTTTAAACAAATTGAAGATGGTTATTCTATTGTATTATTTGGATATGGAGCTAGTGGATCAGGTAAAACTCATAGTTTATTGGGTGATAAAACTACACCAGGTGTCTTACATTATGGACTGGCTAATTTGGAAAATGTTTCTAATATTAAAGTTAAAAATATATTTGAATTATATTGTAATACAAGTAAAATCAATTATAATAATCGTCAAGTTTCTGGATCTATTTATAATTTAGTAAATAGTATATCTGAATTAAAAGAGTTTCAAAAGGATGAATCGGCTGAATTTAAAGGTAAAATACCGAATTATATAAATTTAACTAATTTAAAGGTGGAAAATCTTTCAGAATTAACAAATATAATAGATAGTTATAGAGTTAATAAAAATAGAATACGAAAAACACCAAACAATCCTGAATCAAGTAGATCTCATTTATATTGTGTTTTTGAAATCAAATTTACTAATAATAAAATCGGTTACATAACTATTATAGATACTGCTGGTAGAGAATCACCTATGGATATTTTTAATATGTTTATTGATACTTCTAAAACAAAATTACAAAGTGTTATGGCACCGGCTCCTGTTGGTGGAATTGGTAATATTGAAAAAAATATAAAAGATATATATAAAAAGGATTATAAAGCAGCTGATATATTTACGTCTTTAAATGAATCGTTTTATATTAATGAAACTTTAAATCATCTTGTTTATTATCTTAATACAAAAATGGGCAAAGTAGTAAAAGTTCTTGCTCAAGAAAAGGACATTCAAGAAAATGTTGTATACAATATTAAAAAATATTTTGTTAATCCCAAAACTGAAATGTCATCTATTAATTCAAATAATAATGCTTTAATGATACCTATTTTGAACTTTTTAGATAATCTTTCAAAAACATCTTCCAAAACTGATTGGAAACCAACTAAATTTATTACTTTATGTTGTGTTAGACAAGAAGAAAATTATTGTGATCAAACAATGGAAACAATTGATTTTGCTGATAGTATATACAATATTACTAAAACACAAGACGTAAGCGCACAAGACGTAAGCGCACAAGGCGTAAGCGCACAAGACGTAAGCGAAAAAGATACTGAAAACAAACCCTATAAAAGAACAGGGTTTAGTAAATTAACACTATAAAAAAATTAAATCTATCAACTTTAGCCAAGATAATTTACAAAGCATATATAATTGTTTTACGTTCATATAGTGTGCATATTATATCATTGTATATATTATTAAATGAGTCCGCAACAAATTATAATAATACGACATTGTGAAAAAAATACAACCGACAATGTTAATTTATCACCAACTGGAGTTATAAGAGCAAATGAATTACCCAATTTTTTTCTAAACAAACGCCCATCAAAACTGAAAATACCAACTGAACTTTTATGCACACGACAAATTGATAACACAACATCTAATCGTCCATATCAATCTATTAAACCATTATCTAAAGCTTTGAATTTACCAATTGATAATAAATGCTATCATAATGAGGTTCAAGTTATTGTTGATAAAATTAAGAAATCACCTGTGTCTTGCGTGTTAGTTTCTTGGAACCATACGGATTTAGTAAAAATTGCTCAAAGGTTTGGTGTTGATGTACACTTTTGGGGGTATAATCCAACAACCGATATTGCTGACAATCCTGAAATGTATGATGCAATTTGGGTGTTAAATACAAATCATAAAACATTTGAAATTTATAAACAATTTAGCATTGATGAATCTGGTAATATTAGTTATGATAATGTAAAGGACAAACCTGTATACAAAGCAATTTATAGATAGTTAATTACTTGATCCGTGGTATTTAGTGTAATAAACTTGAACTTGTTTTTTTAAAAAATTGATAAATTTTAAAAAAATAAACTTTAATATACGAAGGCTACAAGTAAAAGGCTACAAACAAAGGACTAAAATCACAAGACTAAAATCACAAGGCTAAAATCACAAGACTAAAATCACAAGACTAAAATCACAAGACTAAAATCACAAGTGTATTATGAAAAGTGTAAATATAATAGTTCAAGAAAACGATAAAGAATATATTTTACAAATTGGTGAAAATCAATATGAAAATGACATATTGATAAAAACAAATAATCAAAATGATTTATGGTTTCATATAGATAATATAAGTGGTCCACATTTTGTTTTACAAAACGGTGGTGATTCTATACCAAAACGATATTTAAATTATATTGCTGGTTTGTTCTCAAATTATAAATCAAATTTAACAAAACGTTACAATGTAATATATACTGAACTTAAAAATGTAAAATTAACAAACGTTCCAGGTCAAGTAACTGTAAGCAATGTTAAAAAAATTAAAATGTAAAATAATTAATGCAGTATTTTAATGCATATATTTTAATGCATATATTTTAATGCATATATTTTAATGCAGTATATTTTAATGCAGTATATAATACAACAAATCATTAAACATGGATTGTTTAGATTCTATCCAATTTGACATTACAGTGAGTGCTTTTTGTATAATTTCTATATCGCAATTTAATAATATAATTTCGCCAATGTATGGGTTTTTAATTTTAACATCATTGTCAATATTTGATATTTGATGGATATTTATAAAATGTTTATAATCTATTATATGACATCCATTGATATTTATATAATATACACTATTTAACTTGAAAAATGAAAATTCCAATTTTTTACCATTGTATTTTTTGATAATAAAATTATCGGTATTTGTTCCAGAATATTGTTTAATTAGAATTTTACCATCGCATTCTTTAAACTCTGTTATATTTCCATCTTTACCCTTGTGATTATCCACAATTAAAAAATCGTTTTCCATATATATATACATTTAAAAAAATTAATTTTAAAACAGTCCATTTTTAAACGGTAAAATAACTGGCATTGAAATATTATATATGTAATAATAAAAGATTTGTTTTTTTAAAAGTAATTTTAATGTCCTGTATTGGTACGGTTTTAAATTTAAAAAATTCGGTAATGTAATTGTATCAAATAAATTATTGAAAAAACAAAATTCATAAATGCATTCTAACGTATATGATATACTATTAATATCGGATTTGTTGAAAAACATTTGAAACACAATTCCATCTATAATATTATTATTAGTTGTACTATATACACATACAAAATCCAAAATTGTATCGTTATTGTCTCTAATTATAAATTTATGAAAAACATTATTGTCTAGGACGTTTTTAAAATCCATTTTATCTATCTTGTTATACACATTGTAATTTTGTTGATTATAACTAATTAGTTTTTCATATAAAATATCAATTATATCGTCGATTTCATCTTGTGTCCAATCTTTTAAATTTTGAAAATATTGTAATTGTACGTTATCTATAAAATTAATAGGATAACTAAAAGTATTATACAATTTGGTTAATAAAGAGATATTATTTATATTAGTTAATCTGATAATATTTTCATCTAATAATTTTTTAATTTTTAAAGGTCTAAAAAATAAATGTTGTCTAGATGTACTTGGTAAAGTTAGTTTTTTAGTAATTTTATAAGTACCACAATACAATAATTGATTGTGTGTTGTATAATATTCCTTTAATGCAATATCTAAAATATAATAGTAAAATGGTGTCGTGTTTATTTCTTTTGATATTGCAAAAATATCAAAGATTAAATTTTTATAACTTTTAAAAAAATCACTCTTGTTTATTATATTATTATTTTCACGAATACAAAGTTCTTTTTTATTACCTGTAAAAAACGCAACTAGTTCACCATTTTTATAAAAAGCAATCGATAAACTATTTGGTTTTAAAAAATAATTTAATAAATCACACGAAATCTCCGTATGATTATTTTGATTAATAAATGGTAAAAACATATAATGGTTTGTATTTACTATATTGTAATTTAATTTGATATCACTTTCATTAATTATTTGATTATTGTATTCGATAAAATCATTTTCATCGATTATTTGTTTACTATGAAAAATTTCCCTTTTAAATTTAGGGAAAAATTTATACATATAAAAGATACAATTATTTATATTTTTTATTTTTATTTAATTTTTTTTACGAATGGTTCAGTTAATACATATGTTATATAATTATAATAGATTAAAAATGTTATTTACATCAAAATTTAAAGGTAACTGTTGCTTTTCATTTTCTGTTAAATTATCAAGAAAATAGTCTTTGTTATATTTAAACTTGTCAACTAATTGTAACAAGTTATTATCTGTTTCTGTTATATATCTTCTATAATCATGCAGTATAACTGGTAAAGCATTTAAAGCAATCATTGTTAATATTTTCATAATAGTTTCTCCAAAAATACCTGGTGATTCTATTGGTTCAGCTAATATACCGGTATAAAATTCCACATTTTCAACTTTTCCATAAACATCTTTTAAATTTTGCGACATACGATGGTCACCCCCAGTTAATTCCATAAATGTTTTAGGTACACTTAATTTTAATTTAGTCCTGTATTCGCAATAACTTGATAAATTACTTTGTCTAGAAGCCAAAATAGCTTGTTTTTCAACTGGTAATAAAAACGGTAACGAGTTATTAAGACGTTGTTCATAAATAGGTGTTTTCACTGCAAGATTTATCCATTCACCTATATTTTTTTTATAAAATAATTCTGGTTTATATGCAAGCTCGGTTAATTTAACATTTCCAATTTTTTCCGGAAGCATATTATGCCATTGGTAAACAAGATTATATTCCCAAGTTGCATTTATGCTGGTATACGTGAATTCAGATGTAGAATAATAATCACTTTTAATATCTGTTGTATTACCAATTGTTGATATATAAGGCCCTAATACGATTTTAATAAATTGATATAGATTTATAGTTTTTGCTAATTGGTATATTTGTTCATCAGTTAATGAATTGTTAATTTCCATAATTTGTTTACATAATTTATTATGATTTCTTAATAATATTGTTTGTGTTATATAATGTCCAACTGATATATTTGCTCTATCATTTCCTGAAATAAACGCGTCTTGGTTATTTGGATTTTCAATAAAAACATGTGATTTTTGATTTTCAGTTAAATCAGATAATCGCAATGGCGTGTTATCACTGTGCATTTTTACAAAACCATTTTTAAAAGACCTTAATATTTTTTCTTCTTCCAAAGAAGCTCCATACATTGGTTTTCCAAGAAAGTAATTTTTATTATAAGGTAATAAATCGTCGTCGTAAGTTGTATGTAAAAATGAAAATATAAAATAATTGGCAAACCAAACCAAAAATATATTCGTTTTGTTTTTATGTAAACGACGTTCGGAAACATTACAACGAAATAATTTATCAATTGTATAATCGATATCTGGGTAATTTCTCCCCTTTGAAAAATTTGGCCAAAATTTTAAATATGGAGTTTTTGATTGGTCAAATTCTTCTCGTGTATTTTCTATTGATATCCAGTAATATTTTTTAGAATCATTGTCTATTTTATATATTTCATCTTTTACATTATATATTTTATAATTTTGCGGATCAAATGATCCAATGCCGCGTATAACTTGAAATATATACAACATAATAGACATAGCAAACACTCGAGAATTATAAAAACCTATTTTATTAACCAGACTTGTTATATAATATGTTATATATTTCATATTTTGTATTGTGTATTTTGTTTAGAATATATATATATTTTTATTTTTTTTTATTCTTTTTTAAATTTTTAGTTGAATTCTGTATAGCGTCTTCGTATACAAATTCAACTTTTGACGTATTGGGAAATTGACTTAATAAAGCCTTGGTTTGTGTACGTAATTTATCATGATTTTTAGATTGTATAATAGAAGGTATATATATTTTTTGATGAGAACTTTTATTATTTGATCCCCAATCAATATATAAATAAAATGGCTCGATAAATTCTATTATATATTGGTTAGCTGAGAGTTTATTGATAATAAATAAAATACAAGACTTCATTTCATATTGAGGATATCCTATAAGGATTTTAGGAACTTCAAAAATTACATAGGTTTTATCGGTATGTCTATTAGTATAGACAATTTTACTAATAATTTTGTTTAAAACTATATTGTAAAGATCAACTTTGGATGTTTCTTTTATTTGTTTTTCATTGTGAAGAGATTGGATAGATGGTATTTTATTTTGATTCATTTTATATTATATTTTATATTATATTTTAATGATATTATAATTTTTTTCTTAAATTATTTTATTTTTATTTAATTAAGGGAATGAAATCTTGCAAAATTATATATGGGTATGTTGAAAAATGTCTAGATGATACCACTTCGCCAGTTCTTTTAATAGAACCAAGATCTAATATAATTGATTTTGTTAAAAAATATATAGTAAATAATAAAGTTAATAATGTAACATTAATATCAAAAGGTTTGACAAATTCAAATTCTATGACTGAATCTTTATTATATTATGATAAAAATCTTGATAAATATTGGATGAATTCGTATCCTGTTAAAAAATATAGTATTGATAACAGTAATCCTGTTAAAAAATATGGTATTGATAACAGTAATCCTGTTAAAAAATATGGTATTTTTACTACAAGCTTGTCAAATATTATAATCCAATACGAAATTCAAAACGTAGAATCAGTTGTTATAAATTTAACTATCGATAATTATAATGACATATTTGAAAATATAAATCCATTTAATCATATTATATCACGTATACTAATATGCAAAGGAAATTCCGAAACCGCCCTAGATCACCTTTTATTTAATAATTACAATTGTAAACAAGATCAAGATTATTTTCATTATGAACATAAAAATTTGAATATAGAATTACCCAATATAGCCTTGTATTTTATAAGTAACGCAAGTAACGCAAGTAATTCAAGTAATGCAAATGTAAATAACAAAGAAATATCTTTATTAGTACAACAATATAAAATGAGTATCATTATAAATGAAACTGGAAATGAAACTGGAAATGAAATTGGAAATGAAATTGGAAATGAAATTGGAAATGAAATTGGAAATAAAGCGGGAAATGTTTTTGTTAAATACCCGGAATCATTAAGGGTTATAAACAATATAAATAAAATCGCAAATTCAAAAATATATCATGAAAATGTTGTAAACAATTTGGAATTTATATTTGAAAAAGTGGCCAATAATGATGATATTTCTGAATTAGATATAATAATACAATTTAATTCAAAATATTTTAATAATAAAAAAACTTTACAAATAATGTATCCTTTAAAGGATAACACTATATATATAAATAAAAATTTTGATATTATTTATGCAACAAAAAATTGCATGTATATGATGTATCAAATATTAAAATCAAATTATTTTAGTGATTATATCAATAAAAAAAAGGTTGAAAAGGCGAGTTTATTTAAAATATTTTCAAAAAAGTATTTTTATGAATACATTGAAAAAATATTTATAATAAAGGATTTTTAAATCAGTTTTACTAGATTTACAAAATATTTACAAAATATTTACAAAATATTTACAAAATATTTACAAAATATTTACAAAATTTTTACAAAATTTTACCAAGATCTCTTTTAGGAATAGTGCATCTTGTATATTTTTGAATAATCATACTATTACTAATGTTGTCATTTAATTGGATTTTTAACATTGATTTTTCCAATAAATTTGTTTTCTTATTTAAATGGATCATTCTAATAAAAATATCAAAATTAAACAATTTTATATAATCTTTTTTATCTCTGTATTTATCGTTAGAGATAAGTACACAATCGTTTTTTTTTTGTAAAATATAAAAGAAATATTGGCACAAGAAATCATCCTTGTTTTTATCCAAAATGTCATTATTATATTTATCCTCAATTATAATAAATTTCATATTGAATTTGTGAATTTTCATAACATTATCCAAAACTCTTTCGTAATCATTTAATTTTTTCATTACAAAATAAAATTGACTAGAACTATGTATGTTTACGTGATTTATATATTTTGTAAAAAATAAATTAAAAAAATCCAAAGTATCCTTTTCTTTATTGTTATGTTTCACGGAATGAAAGTCAATGTTTTCTTTTTTATATTTGATTTCTCTAAAATCTGAAAAAATATTCAAAAAATCAACTATATATACAGTTTGCTTGGGATTTTTATTTACACTTGACTGAATATCTAATTTGATGTTTGTATTGGTATTTGATTTGATGTTTGTATTGGTGTTTGATTTGATATCTGTATTGATTTTTGTATTTGATTTGATGTTTGTATTGGTGTTTGTATTGGTGTTTGTATTGGTGTTTGGTTGAATTGGTAATTTGATGTTTGGTTTAATTGGTGATTGAATGGTCGTTTTAGACTTTTTATTTGAAATATTTTTACCATTTTGGATAATATTTTGTAAATCATTTTTTAAAATGATTTTAGCGTTAGGGACAATCTTTGTTAAATTTGACATAATGGCGATCAATAGTATTTGTGTAAATTTGTATATTTTTATATAATTTTCATTTTTTTTTATTTGATTAAAAATCAAGATTTACTGTTTTTTATTTTTTTTCGTGTTCTTTTACCTTGTTATTAATAAAGTTTAATGTAATTATAACAGATGATTTTATAGAAGGTATTGTATTGTATTCTTGTCCCAAGTATATACCAAGTGTTAAAATAAACAATGAATACAACATTTGTTTATAATAATAAATTAATTTTAAATAAAAATCTTGGGATATTTTCAACAAAATTTGATCAATTTAAACCATTTTTAATAAATTAAAGAGATCATCTTTCCATAAATCTTTATCAGTTTTTGATTTTAATACAGTTAATTGAGATTGTTTAGAATCTCTTTCCGATTCAAGTTCTTTAATTTTTTCAAAAGACAAAGATATCAATTGCATTCTGATTAAATAATCAAAACTAGGTTCAGATAAAGGATCATTTGATGCAATTTTGGGATATTTTTTATCTTCAAGTAATTGTATAATAAAACTCTTTGTTTTTCTATTGATGTCTAAATCTCCATTCATATATTCATTGATAAATCGTATTTTAGAATTCAAAATTAAAAGTTCATTGACAAGACACTTTATCAAATGATTTCGTCTTAATTCGTAATATTCAATACGTATATCATAAAAATCTAAAAGAATATCATCTGGGGTTTTGTATTTTGTTAAAATAAGATCATCGCTAAACAAGTACATATTATTGGTTCCAAATGTTTTTGTTAATTTTAGAAATTTTTCCAAAGTATTTGTATTGATCAACTCATCAAGGTCTTTTGAATTTTTGAATTCAACTATAAAACAAATATTATCATTTTCGTCTCTTGTCTTATTTTGAACATCTTTTAATACAATTGTTTGTTTAGTCTGTTTTTTATTAGGTGTTTTTGAATTGCCACTATTATTTTCAATAAGTGATTCCAAGAATTCTTTATATGTTGTTACCCAACAACCAACTGGTAATTCCGTGATTTTAATTTGTGCATCGGATAAACGTTCCCATTTACCTTTTGTCATATAACTCCCAGGTTCAGTTTGTAAAAGAGTTCCGTTAAAATTTCTAAAATATGGTGTCATCTGTAAAGGATTCGTTCCATCTAAAATTCTTAATAAATTTGCAATAATATCTTTTGGATTATACGGTGGAATAAAAGTAGAATAACCAGTACCAATACCTTCACATCCGTTTACTAAAACCATTGGTATAATTGGCATAAACCATTCTGGCTCAATTGACATACCATCGTCGTTAAGATAGGTTAACAACGGAAGGTCCTTTTTATCAAAAATTAATTGTGTTATATCGCACAACTTTGTAAAGATATACCTAGGACTAGCTGCATCTTTTCCACCAATCAATTTAGATCCAAAATTTCCGTCTGGATATAATAAATTTATATTATTTGTTCCTACAAAATCTTGAGCCATATTAACAATTGCACCTTGTAAACTAGCTTCACCGTGATGATAACCAGTTTCGGCCGAAACATAACCGGATAATTGAGCAACTTTAATTGGTTTTGTAATATTATTTTTCAACATATAATGTAAAATTTTTCGCTGACTAGGTTTAAGACCATCGCATAAACTAGGAATTGATCTTGAATTATCGTATATAGAAAAGTGGATTAATTCTTTATGAATAAGATCTTGATAACTAACCTTTTTTTCCTTTGTATCAATATAACTATTTTTGTCGTATTTTGCTAACCAACGTTTTCGTTGATCAGAGCAACTAACTGTATCATTATTTTTTTCAATGTTTTTATCTTTTTCAAATGCCAAGATTATAGATTCGTCGCATTTGGCATCCTTATAATAATAATTTACTTTTAATTCGTCAAGTCTTTTAAAGTTGTCTTGTGCATCTTCTTTTTTAGATGTACCTAATCCCTTGAAATATTTAATTTGATAATTTTTTGTATTAATTCCACTATTTTGCCATTTATGATAATCTTGTTCAGTAAAAAATTCTAAAACACGTTTACCTTGTATTGCTTTTACAATAGGTGTTCTAAGTGTTTGAATAAAATCTAATTTTACCAGACTTGGCCACCAATAATGGAAAAAATTTAATAATAATGCTTTAATATGAGTTCCATCACAATCAGCATCAGTCAAGATCATTACTTTTCCATATCTAAGTTCTTTTGTAGATGTATATTCTTTTCCTTGTTTTAATCCAATAATTTGTTTAAGATTATTAATTTCTTCATTGTTTATCAATTGACTAGCAGAAGCGTCTCTAATATTTAAAACTTTACCTTGTAAGGGTACAGCCCCGTATTTTTCCGGCCCTACGACACTTCTACCCCACATGGCAAACGTCATTGCAGATAATCCTTCTGTTAAAATAAGTGTACATTGTTCAGATTTTGCAGTGCCGGCCCATAAAGCATCTTCTAATTTTGGAATGTATATTTTATTTTTCTTGGATCCATCAGTCTTTTTTGCAACATCCATTGTTTCTTTCATTTTACAAAATTCAACAATATCTTCAATGATAGAACTTTTCCATAATTTGTCAATGAATTTATCAGGTACATCAACTCGACAACCAAAATCTTTTGATGCAGTTGTCAATTGTTCTTTGGATTGACTATTAAACGACGGATTTGCAACTGTTGCTCTTAAAAACAAAAACATTTTATCTTTTATAAAATTAGGTTTGACATCTTTCAACTTTTTCTTTGTTTCAAGTAAAGTTTTCAATTTTGACACAATTTGATACATTATATAATCCACGTGTTTTCCACCTTGAATTGTACTATTACCATTGACAAACGAAACTTGTTCAAAATGTGAATAAGGTACAATGGCATATTCCCATATATATTCTATACTTTCACCACTTTTGCTTTTATATTTTTCGGCAAATGATTCTGAAAATACTTTTGTTTCATCAAAGAAATATTTAGTATAATCAAGTAAACCTTTACCCTTTAATTTTTCGCCATTTAAATAAACTTGAACATTTGTATTAGTGCAAGCAATACAATCCAAAACTCGTTTGTTAATGAGCAATATAGTATCGTCTTCCAAACCTTTCATTTCAAAAAGATTGTAATCAGGGGTAAATGTAATATTAGTAAAACTTTTTCCAGAATTTTTAGTGATTTTAGCTGGTGTTTTATTAACCATATTGTCAGAAAATTCTTGCGTAAATTTAAGTGCAGAATTTGAATCCAATGTTTCAATTTTAAATTTTTTAGAATAAATATTCGAGACTTTTGAACCCAGACCATTTGTGCCCGCACCAGTACGTGTATCTGAATCGTCGTAATTGCTACCTGATAACAGATGACCAAAAATTAATTCAGGTATATACATATTGTGTTCTTTATGTTTTATAACGGGTATACCAGATCCATTATTCCATACGCTAATTTCTCCGGTTTCTTTGTTATAACTTACTTTAATTTGTGTTACTGTAGAATCTCTAAATGAATGATCTGTTGCATTTGTTAATACTTCATCAAAAATTTTCATAAATCCTGGACTATATTCGACCATTTTTTTTTCCATTTTAAATTCATTATTGGGAACCCATAATTCTTCCATTTGTTTTTTAATACTACCTATGTACATTCCTGGTCTATGCAAAACGTGTTCACGCTGACTTAGTTTTTTATAAGTCTCCTCAATTGTTTTAGGAGGCATCTTAATACTTTTATATTTTTTATACTTTTAAATATTTTTCAATTTGTTTTTTTTAAATTAAAAAATAAATTTAAATTTAATAAATTTATCTAAACTTTTTATTGACAAAAGAGCTTGATACATTTACATTTTCCCACATCACTAAAATATCTCTTTGATATTCACTAAAATATCTCTTTGATATTCACTAAAATATCTCTTTGATATTCATTTAATGTACTTTCCAAAGCTTGCACAAGATGATCTAAACCTTTTTTATAACTAACAATCTTGTAATTATGTCCTCTTTCTTTAGCCAAAACCATCCATCCTAATTTTTCAAATTCGGAATGGCACCACCTTTGCAATCCGTGTATTGTGTATTTTTCTTTCATTTTATACTTTAACGAAATAAAATAAATTTTAATAAAATAAATTTAATAAAATTTATTTAAAATGTTTATACATTGTGATTTTTACTATTTCATTTATATTTAAAATTTGTTAGTAAATATTATTATTATTTCAAGTTTATTTTAAAATATGGAAATGATTCATTTATTGTTCGTTTATTTAATTAATTTAACAAGTCTTTAATTGCTGAAAATGCACAAATCGAACTCCATAATATGTATTTATTAAAATTAAGAGCAAATCTAAAAACAATAAAGTAAAAACTTATACCAATGTAATATTCTGAATGTGATCTATTATCTGTTATAATAGAATATACATAATTTAATAAAATTGAAATCGTGTAATAAAGATGCCAGTCGCTAGTTGTAATAATATTTTTTCTTACCAATGTCATTAATAATGCTGCTAATTGAATTGGGAATAATACTAAAAATGGTAATTCCATACTTTTAGCAAAAACAATATTCATTGTTGCAAAAACTTGACTTGTACCATAAAAGAAATTTAATAACTTTTTAAAATAACCAGGGGTATTTTCAGGATAACCCATAGTTCTCATTGTACTTTCGCCAGGTTTAAGTAAAGCTTTGTAATAATTTGTGGCCGCATCTGCACAATATATTGTAAAAATGGTTAAACAATAACGTAAAATATTAAAATAATTTGTATACAGAGGAAAACGCATTTGATACCAAAATAAAATCATTGTAAAAAGTGATCGGTTTGCAAAAATAATACTATGTAAACGAAATTCTGGCCAAATCATTGGTGATTTATAAATTCTATTAGATGGAATTTTGAAAATAAGTGAAGAACTCGAAAGACAAAAATGCATAATAATAAGAAATAATGTTGTATTTGAATTATCAAATCCTAAATTACCATAAAAAAAATAATGAAAACAACGGTAAATATAATGTAAAAGAGATCCAAATCCAAAAATTTTATGAATATTAAAGTTGTCTTCTTTTGTAAAGAGCTTGTATAAATTTTGATATTTCATAGATACGTATTTAAAAAAATATATTTATATGTTTTTTTTCAATTTATTTTAATGAAATAATGAATTTCGGCAATTAATTATAATTAATTTTTTTACTAATAACAAGTAATAGAGTTTATGCCTAAACCAATTGTTAACAATAAAATTAATTATCAAAATATATATGGTTTAGTTTCTAAATTTGAAGGGTTTGTGGGTCAAGGTGTTAAAGCTGGAGATTCACCTACTTTTGCAAATTTAGTTTTAACAGGAAACGCAACAGTTGAAGGTAATTTATATGTAGAAGGAAATACTACTATTTTAGATACGAATATAACAGAATTTGAAGATAATATTCTTTTACTTAATAGAAAAGAAACTGGTGCCGGTGTTACGTTAAATCAATCTGGGTTGGAAGTTGATAGAGGTACTTTGGAAAATTATAGAATGGTTTATAATGACATTGATGGATCTTTTAAAATTGGATTAATTAGTAATTTACAATCGGTTGCTACAAGGGAGGATTTGCCCTTACAAAATGGTGTAATGATTTGGAATAATAATTTAAAACGATTAGATTCAAGCAATACGATTTCCATAGATATGAAATTAATATCTACTACAAATTCATCAAGTGCATCCAATGGATCTTTTGTATTATCCGGTGGTTTAGGTATTAAAAAAGATGTAGTTATAGATGGGGGTATTTATTTGTGTGGAAATACAAACAACAATCGTAGTTCTATTTATACAAATACCACTACAAATTCTTTACATTTTACTAGTATTCAAGATATTTATCTAACGACAAGTAATAAAATTGTAATACCATATAATAAAATATTAGCTTTTGGTGATACCACTCAAAATATTTTTGCAGATAATTCAACAAAAAATTTATATATAAATTCAGCTGGACATATTGATTTTAATTTAGGTGTAGGTAAAAGAATAAATATTCCTAATCAAACATCTTTAACATTTGCAACACAATATGAACAAATATCGACTGATAGTTCTAATAATATGACTATTAGTGGTAGTCAGGATATTATAATAACTCCTGGGGATTTTAAAAAAATTATTATAGCGGATAATAAAAGTATAGCTTTTACAAATTACAATCAAGAAATTTTTGCAGATTTATACAATAATTTAAATATCAAAGCTGGAAATGATATAAATTTAACTCCGGGCGCATTATTAAATGTAAATATACCTACGGATAATGGTATTAAATTTGGAGGAAGTGGTAATCAAAGGATATCTGCGGATAGTAATAATGATTTAAAAATCCAATCATCGGGTGATATATTTTTAACAAGTTCTAAAAATATTATTATTCCTGATAAGACTTTATTATATTTTGGTGAATCTGCTCAAAGTATAAGTAGTAGTGGTGGGTCTTTTATCTTTTCAGTTACAAATAATCTTGAAATAAATAACAAGGGTTCGGTGGCAGTTTCTAGTACAGTTGATGCTAACGATGCTCTATCTGGGTCAATATATACATTAGGTGGGTTGGGTGTAAGTAAAACGATATATTCAGAAAAATCTATAATTGTGAATTCAGATGAAACCAGTAGTTTTATTGTTAGAAAAGGTGATGGGCGTAAAATAATTAATGTAGATAGTAATAATAGTGGAAAAGTAACAATAAAATCAGGTGACGGCGAGGTAAATTCAAGTGTTGAAATATCAAGTGCATCAAACTCTAATGCGAAAAGTTTAATTAGTTTAAAAACTCAATCTGATGATACTGATGGGTATTTATTAGGTAGAGGAAGTAACAATGTTAATTCAGGTCGTGTTTTAACATTAAATTTACCGACTTATAATGATTATAGTAATAGTGGTAACAAACCAAAGTTTTCAATAACATCAAATTATTGTAGTAATGAATTATTTAGTATTGAAACAGATACTGGTAATTCAGTAATAAAAGGTTCGGTTATTATAATGAATACGGCTCCGGCTCTAAATGCGACCTTTGCTAGTTTAGTATTATCTGGTGGATTAGGCGTTGGTGAAAATATTGTAGCAAATGGAAGTTTGGAATTAAATGTGAATTCTACCCAAGGTATACTAGTCAGTGATGACTCCGGTAACCAAGTTTTTAAATTGGACACGTTAAATAGTGAAGCTACATTAAACGGGACGTTAACTGTGAATAATACAAGTGGTGTATCATTTCAATTAAATAGTAGTTTTATTGTCGACAACAATACTAATGTTATTACAAATAGGATGGTTAATCAAATAATAAATACAACTGATTCTACTGACACGTCATCTGCTGCATTGGTAGTATCTGGTGGAGCAAGTATACAAAAACGTTTAAAAGTTGCAGGTCGTGTCGACTTTTATAATGGATTAAGTATGCATAATACACTTATTTCAAATGTAAAAGATCCAGTTGCATTACAAGATGTTGCTACAAAAGCATATGTTGATTTGGCTGCGTTAAGAGGGCTTTATATAAAACAATCGGTTCAAATAGCAACAGTAGGTCCACGTGATTTTGCAACGGGATTTAATCCGGGTGGTGTAATAGATGGATATACGTTAATAGAAGATGATAGAATTCTTATAAAAGATCAAACAAACCCAGTCGAAAATGGTATGTATATAGTGCGTGTTACTGGCCCACCTGATAGATCACCTGATATGATAGTAGGTGATCATGCAGCTGGTGTTTTTACATTTATTAAATTTGGTGATTTACAAGCATCAACTGGTTGGGTATGTAATTCGGCACAAGATAATGATGTAGTAGCGACAGATGGGTTATCATTTGTTCAATTTAGTGGTTTAGGCAAGGTTACGGCAGGTGCTGGTTTATCAAAGGATTTTAATGAAATATATGTAAACGTAGATAATGACAGTTTAGAAATTGTGTCTGATAGTTTACGTGTAAAAAATACATTTGCCGGAACGGGTTTAACGGGTGGAAGTGGGTCTGCTTTACAAACACTTACAGATCAATCACACGTTACAAAATTGGGTACTATAAATACTGGTACTTGGCACGCATCAACTATAAGTGTTGAATATGGTGGTACAGGTAGAACTGTTTTTACAAATGGATGTTTGTTATTTGGAAATGAAACAAGTGGTGTAAATACAGATTCAAATTTATATTTTGATAAAAATACTAAATATTTGGGTATAGGTACACAAAATCCTTTAGCTGATATACACATTGCGAATACTGGTCAAAGTAGATTATTTATAGAATCTGATTCGGGTAGTGTTTCTGGATCTTCTAAACCGGAAATTGCATTTGGTTATAATAGTAATATAAAATCGTACATTGGTATGACAAGGAATAGTGGGGATTATGCTGATGATACGTATAGTGACGCATTAGTAATTAGTCACGATAAATTGGATCAAACGTCAGTTATTCATTTAGCTACGCAACAAAAATCCAGATTGACTATATTACAAGATGGTAATATTGGTATAAATACGTCAACACCTGGTGCTAAATTAGATATAAATGGTACATTTAATATAAATAAAACGGCAACATTTGCATCAACTATACATTCTACGAGTACAAGTTCTGGTAGTGTTATAGTGAATGGTGGTGTAGGTATTCAAAAAGAATTATTTGTAGGTGGTGTTACGAAATTTGTTGATGAAACTCCATCGACTTCGGCTTTAGATGCAGCCGTTGTTATAAAGGGTGGGTTATCTGTACGTGGACAAAATGCAACTGGTTTAGGTAATGGTGGTGGTTTAACTGTTGTTGGAGGTGCGTCGATTGGTGGGGATTTGTATGTAGGTGGTTCTATAAACGGAAGTGGTTCAAGTTCTACAACATTTGCGTATTTGACAATTACGGCGACAGATGAAGCTATTAATTTGTCAACTGGGTCAATTTTAACATTTGGGGGTGTTACTATACAATCAGATAGAAATTCGGTTAGTATTACAAATGGAGGGTCCCTTTTAACACCAGGTGGTGTAAGTATTGGTAAAGATGTTTATATTGGTGGGGATGCTAGTATTTATGGTAAAACAAATTATTACAATACTATGATTAATATATATGATAATTCTAATGTGAAAAGATATACTATTGATAGGAATTCTACATCTAATGATTTTTCAATTACACGTTATAACAGCAGTGGTATTTTATTAGAAAAGTCTATCGGGATAGATGGATCTGATGGAAGTATTACATTTAATAATTCAAAGGGGAGCACAAGTTCGACATCTAGTTCAATGGTTATAATGGGTGGGTTATCGGTTAATGGTAATGTAAATTCTAGTAGTGTTACAAATGGTGGATCTGTTACAATAAATGGAGGTGCTAGTATAGTAAAGGATTTGTATATAGGTGGAGACATAATAAATAATTCTGTAACTCAAAGTATTAGTTACGATTCCGGCGCAGTTGTAGTTAAAGGTGGTTTAGGCGTTGGTAAAAATGTTAATATAAATGGGTCAGTTCACGTTAATGAGAATTTTGTTGTAGAAAACAAATTTGAATATTCTGGTAATGGATTAATTGAAACGATTACAAACACTGACTTGACCAATAGACTTTGGAATTATTTCGGAGTTATAAATGAATCATCTTCTGTTTCGTATTGTGAAATAGAATTTTTTAATGGTGATATACCACCAAATATTTACGGATTAAAACTTGCTGTATCTATAAATGGAACTAATTGCAATGCTACACATAGTTATTATGGGGGTATGAGTGCATCCGTTACAAAAATAGAATCTTTTATTTATAGAGAAGGTATAGATCGATTTCATTTGTTTGTAAATGTTCCACCAAATTCTCATACAAGTGTTAATGTCAATACTAAATTGGGTAACCGATTTTATATAATCAATGAAGGTAGTGGTCTTGTACCAAATGGAGCAACGAGTGGATATAGTGGAAGTTGGGTGAAATATTATTATACAAATCAAGAAAGTAATTTAAATTATTCATTTGGTGATGTTACCGTTGATGGTTCTAATTTTAATGTTGCGGATCCATTTCCGGTTATTGGAATGAATAATAAAACAACAAATGCTTCAAGAAATATAGGTTTGGCGTTTTCTAGGTATCAAAGTTCCAACAATTCTGGTACGGGTGAATTGGTGACGGATCAATATGTTTTCAATGACACATTGCCAAATCAATCATCGGCAAATAGTACTCAAATCAGATTTAGCAATCTTACCAGTGTATCTGATAATTATTATAATGGATGGTGGATTCGTGTTAGTAGTGGTGCAAATATGAATCAAGTTAGAAAAATTGTTAGCTATAATGGGGCTCAGCGAGTTGCACAAATAGATACACCATGGTTTGGGCAAAATCCTGCAATTGGTGACACTGTTCAATTTTACAATTCACAATATGTATCGTTTTATTATAATGACACTAAAAAATCATTTGAACTTGTGTATAATACAAGAGATAATTCTACAAAGGAGATTACTAGTTATGATTATGTAAATTTGAAAATTAAAGGTTTAAGTTTATCTGATACAACTAGTAGTAGTAATGCTTCATCTGGTAGTATATGTACACTTGGTGGAATAGGTATTTCAAATACTACAGATAGTTCAAGTTGTTTGGTTGGAGGTACATTTACAACTCTTGGTGGAATAGGTATACGTAAAAAATTATATGTAGGTGATAATGTAGTTATCGGGCAAACTGAATTTAACCCATATGCTTCTTTACATATCAATCAAACAACTGCTAATATAAGATTGGAAAATGCAACAAATTCGTTTTCAAGTGTAGATTTTGTAAAAACTGGTACAGGTAAACGTTTTGGAATTGTTTCTGATTCTGTAAACGATCAATTTTCATTATATGTATCTAATTCTGGAGAAACACCTAATGGTTCTAAAAAGGCATTTACAACAACTATGTCTGGGTATATAGGTATAAATACCACTACAAATATAAATAGTCCATTAACTATACAGTCGGCTCATTTTATATCATCAAATAGTAATAACGATTATATAGGGATAATTGGTGGGGCAAGTGATACGAATGATTCAACTAATGGTGCCCGTGTTGTAGTATATGGAAATAATTCTAGTAATTCTGGTGATATAATTATTGCGACAGGTGGTGCACAAGGTGAAATAGATTTTAATACAAACAATGATAATTTAGCTGTTAAAATAAAGTCTCTTGGTGACGTATCATTTTATTCTACAACTACAAGTGAAAGTGTATCATCTGGATCTATTGTTACATCTGGTGGTGTAGGTATATTATGTACAAAAGATGCAATGTCTATTACAAATGGTGGTGCATTGACAGTTGGTGGTGGTGTTAGTGTAGCTAAAGATTTATACATAGGAGGTGATATATTTATAAATGGTGCTTTAAATGCATCAGGGTGTATATCGGAACCTGTTATAACATTTAGTAACTTGGAAAATTGTTCATTTACAGGTTATGATAATAGTAAATTGATAAGTATATCAAGTGAAGCTATATTTTCATTTTCAGTTTGGGTTACACCATACGATGGAAGTCAACAATGTTATATAGAATTTTCAATTCCCGAACGTACAACTTTATTTAATAGAAGAACAGAACTTTTAGTTACATGTAATGGGTATACTGATGATGACAATGTAATACCTCTTTTTAATGTATTTAGTACAGGTATAAAAAATGAAACTAAAGGTGTAATCACGTTTCAAAGTGTATCATCGGGTATACATTATTTTAGTTTAATATGCCGATACACAAGGGATTAAATTGTAAAAAGAACAAGGGATTAAAGAAACGAAAGAAAAGATACGAAAGATTTAATTGTAATTCTTTAAAAAAAATTTATTGATGATTATATATATGTATAAATTGATCAATTTTTTAAATTTTTTTTATGTAATAGTTATTTTGATAATAATACATTTTGTATTGACTAAATTTGAGGGTGTTGACAATACTATGCCGGATACTGTAGTTGGTGTAGAAAATGCGTATACTAACATTCATTGTATAAATGAAAATTTACCTATTATAAAAATAGGTACTAAATTAGATAGAGTTTCGTGTTTAAGTAAAACAGCAAATGAAAATGATTGTTATAAATATAGTGATTTTTCTGTACCAAGTGGGTATCAATGTACAAATTCTTCAAAGGATTTAAATAATTATCTTAGTAAAGATGGTTTAAGGGATAAATCTACAAAAGCTAGATCATTATTTGATAATTTAATGACGAGTGGTTATTATAATCATACATGTAATGATGCATCTATAAAAGATGCTTCGCATTGGTGTGGAAAGATATACAATGCTATACAAGCGAGATGTGCCGCTAAAAATAAATTTGAAAGAGCAAGTGATAGATTGTGTAATGAAGAGATATATAAATCGCCACCTGCGAATAAATCTAGTACATTTTTTTCAAAAGATTCAATATCTAGTAAAATTAATATGTGTAAAAATAAAAATTGTGCGCGAAGTGTACCTCCGGGTATGACAAAAGCACAATGTTTGGAAAATTGTGATCTTTGTTATGAAACAAAATGTAATTAAATGAAATTGAAATGAAAAAATTGAAATAGTTTAAAAAAATAGAGTAATATAATAAATAAAATGGTAAAAGAGTTTTTAGTAAAAGTTGTTGATATAAATAATGTTGATTTATATAAAAATCATTCTTCTTTTCACAAAGGTGATTCGGGGTTGGATTTATTTATAATCGACGATTTGGTTATCGAAGGTGGTCAAACTGTATTAGTTGATTTAGGTATTCAATGTCAAAACAGATCTTTTAATTTATGTGTATGGCAATGGTTTACAAAGGGTTTTTATAAATATAATAGTTATATTTTAATGCCTAGATCAAGTGTGGCCAAGACTCCTTTGATGATGAGAAATTCTATTGGGTTAATTGATGCTGCATATACTGGTCCTATCAAAGTTGCATTTTATAATACATCAAATGAACCATTTGAAATTAAAAGAGGTGAGAGATATGTACAATTGGTAAATTCTGACCTTTCGTCAGTTTATATGAAAATGACAAATGTTGTTAGAAATACAACAAGAGGATCTGGTGGATTTGGTAGTACAAATAATTCTAGACCAAGGGGTGTTAACAATACATCAATTTGTAATAACACACGTGATTAATAAACCCATTTGTAAAAAAACAAAAAATTACAAAAAATTACAAAAAATTACAAAAAATTACAAAAAATTACAAAAAATTACAAAAATTTTTTTATATTGTATAAATAAGTCAAGATTATGTCAAATCAAATATATACAGTTACGTATATAACGACATTAGTTATTACAATATTATATAATTATATAAAATCAAATGAAATGAATGCAAATGAAACTAAAATTAACGAATTAGTTGGAAAAATAAATAAATTGGAAAAATCAATTGATGTGTTGAAACAATCTGTAGAAGAATTAGAAGAAAAGATTGATAAAAAGAATAGTAAATTGATAGAAAGTAATACGGTTCTTAATAATAAATTAGAAGATTTTATTAATTATTCATATGACGTTTATGATGAAGATGATATGTAATAATATGTAATAATATGCAAGTTGATCAAGATTTACGGTAAAATATTAATTTTATAATAAGAACATATTATAAAATGATTACATTAGATAGTTATTTAAAGGGTGAAAGGTATAATACAGATTTAGATAGTAAAATTTTGCATATAATAAATAGTGTAAAGGGGGCAGAAAAAGGGTTATCAAAAATAACTGGAAACAGTGATATTTTGAATTACAAAGGTATGACTGGTGTATATACAAGACATTTTTATAATAATTTATGTTCGGATGAACGTATATTTAATGGTGATATAAGATATTTAGAAATTGGTACTTGGAATGGAAGTTCTTCTATTAGTGCAATGTACAAAAATAAAGTAAGGGGGACATTTATTGATAATTGGTCTGAATTTGGTGGTGATTCGGCTAATTTTACATCTAATTTGGAAAAACATACAGGTACAAAAAATTATAAATTTATAGAACATGATTGTTGGACATTGGATACTAAAAATCTTGGGAAATATAATGTATATTTGTATGATGGTGGGCATACAGAAGATGATCATTATAAATCACTGGTATATTACTATAACAATTTAGAAGATACATTTGTTTTTATGGTTGATGATTGGGATTGGGTAGATGTAAGAAATGGTACTTTTCGTGCTATAAAAGATCTTGGATTGGATATTAAATTTAAACACGAAATAATTTTAGATAGTAGTGAATTAGTAAATATGCCAGATCATTCTGGTAAGAATACATGGTGGAATGGAATAGGTATATTTATTTTAAGTAAAAAATATTCTATAAATCTAAAAGAATGTATTTAATGTAAAATGTATTTAATGTAAAATGTATTTTATTGATAAAAACTTTTTATTGAATAATATAAATGAGCTCTAAGCAAATTAAAAAAGTTGTAAAAAAAAATCAAAAAGTTGTATTTTTTGGCTGTGGGTCAGTTGGTAAATGTTGTATTCATTATTTTAAAAAATTTTTCAAGTGTGAATATAATCAATTATATATAGTTGACAAAGACCCTAAAGCATTTAGATTTCCAACGGTAGAAGAAGCTATAAATAAAGGTGTTAATAAAATAATGTTTGAAGTGACAAAGTCGAATATAAAAACATTTTTTAATGATTTTTTGAAATTAAAAAAGTATGATATAGTAATAGATCTTACTACAAATACTGAAACATATAATGTATATAAAATATGTAGAATATTGAATTTACTGTATATAAATACATCTATAGAAGAAGAAGCTGCGCATAGTAGAGAAAACGCGTGTCCAACTAACGATGGTATTTTTTTACAACACGTAAATTTAAGGGTGATTGCTGATAAAACAAGAAGTGATAACCTTAAAGAAGTAACAACTCTTATAGAATTCGGAATGAATCCAGGTTTGATATCTGTATTTGTAAAAAGTGGTATTTTAGATATAGCAAAAATGGTTTTAAAACATCAAACAAAATTGGGTCAAAAATATGTAAATAAAGAGTTGTTGAATTATTATAATAAAAAGAATCATAAAAAACTGGCAAAGATTTTAAAAATTAGAGCGATACATTGTTCTGAAATTGATACGCAAATACCGTTAAATTTACCAAAAGAAAAGTTTTTTAATACGTGGAGTTGTGTGGGGTTGATTACAGAAGGTGTAGAACCAGCTGAAATTCAAATAGGTACACATGAAAAAATTTTACCATTTGATGAAGATAATGTAAATCAAGTTATACCTCAGTTAATTGTAACAAAAACACCTGGTAAAGATATTAAATTCAAATCGCTAGTTCCATCTCATATAGAAAATGGACGTGTTAAATTTACAAATATAGTAGGTAGATGTGTACATCACGGGGAAGGTATATCTTTAAATAGATACATTGGTAATTTTGATTATTCTCCCACTATGCATTATGTTTATCAATTAAATCCGTTGACCGAAAAAATGATGAACGATTATTCATCAAATGAATTATTGGATATAAGCGAAGATAAAAATCAATGGAAAGTGTTAAATATGTATGATAATAATATTCGAGGTTATGACAACGTAGGTGCATTGTTTATAATGGAAGAAAATCCGATTACAAATGACGCCAGTTCACCTTATTGTTTTTGGACAGGTTCTATTTTAAATAATGAATATACTAGAAATGTTTTAAAAGATGATTATTTTGGTCCAACTGTTATTCAAGTTATGGCTGGTGTTTTAGCTGGTGTGAGTTGGATGCTTGGAAATAAACACAAGGGTTTAGTTTTTGGCGAAGATTTAGATGATGACTTTATATTAAAAATGGTAAAAAAATATTTAGGTAAATTTTATTCGGGACCAGTATCAGGCGTGTCTTTATCTGGAACAACTTTGGAAGAATTAATTGTAGAAGGTGCTGATCAAACACGCACCTTGGTTGATGATTTGTAATTTAAGTTATATAATTTCTATTTTATTTGTTATTTGTTATTTGTTATTTGTCTTCTCTATGAAGATAGACCAACAAATTATTAGTTTGTCTTTTATTTCCAATAATTGCATCTTTATTTGCTTCACCCAACATTTTTTCTTTTAGACCTTTCATATCTAGATCAGGATATTGATCAATATAATGATTCATAACACCTACATTTACAGGACAAGCCATTGATGTGCCTGAATAAACAGCTGTTTTACCATTAGGGACAGTACTTTTGATATCTACACCTGGTGAATAAATATCGGAGCATTTTCCAAAATTACTAAAATAAGCTCTATTATCATATTGATCAGATGCCATTACTGTAAAAATTTCTTTTACACTAGCAGGACTAGTTCCGCAAGAATCTTGACTTTCATTTCCTGCCGCAGCTGAAAAATAAAATCCTGAATGTCTTAAAGTTGCTTTAACAGCTGCATTTAAAGCAGGTGAAAATCCACCTCCTAATGACATGCTTACAATACTTCTTACTTTTCCGTCAGATTTTTTATATTGTTCAAGATGATGTTTGTACGCAAAATCAATACCTTTAACAACACCGGATGTGCTACCAGAGCCTTGACAATCAAGAACTTTTACAGCAAACAAATTTGCATCTTTGCAAACACCATAAGTTTTACTTCCAACTAACCCTGCACAATGTGTGCCGTGTGAATTGCAATCTGAATCTTTAGAATCTGCAAAATTTGCTAACCAAGTTGCTCTACCTTCAAATTCTGGATGATTAACATCAATGCCTGTATCGATAATATATGTATTAATGATAACATCTTTATTTTTATGACAAGATCCTGGTTCGTTATAGGTATAATTTCCATCTAATTCTAATTTTCGTTTACTAATTCTATCAAGATGCCAAGGTTCTTCGTATTCTTCAAAATTATTTTCATCAGATTCCAAGAATAAAATATTATTATCGTGATTAATGGTGTATCTTTGTTCTGATTCTACATGAAATAATTGATTAAAAGTATTTGAATATGTATTAAAATCTTGACTTTTGATTGTATAAATTGTAATATCATCGTCTTTGTCGTTATTTATTGAAAATGACGCTAATGGTTCCATATTATGTTCCTTTGCAAAACTTTCAACGTTTATAATAGAATTTGTATATTCCTTTGGTGTTAACAAAAGAGTTTTTGATAAAACAATAGTAAAAAAGGTAAATAATGTATACATATGTATATATTATTTAGTATCTTTTATTTTTAAATAAAGATTTAATAAGGCGCGGCTACTTCTGTGATACTAGGTGTGCATTTAATTTGATTTACTTGTTTTATTTTATAACCTTTTTGGGCAAATGTACTGATAAGTGTATCTTTCCGACTTGTTCCTTTAACAGTTATGTTACCAGCATCTGGTGATTGTATTAGATAACAGGCATCATCATCTCCACCACCTTGACGTTTTTTAACACCACCACTTTTCTTCATAGATCGTCGTTTAGAAGATCGTTTTTTAGCACCACCACTTTTCTTCATAGATCGTCGTTTAGAAACACGTTTTTTAGCACCACCACTTTTCTTCATAGATCGTCGTTTAGAAACACGTTTTTTAGCACCACCA